TTGACGGTCTGGTCCTTCTCGTTGCGAGTTTCGCTAGACTCCGCGTCTGAAGATCCATCCTCAGCCAATGCCTTACGGCCGACATCTAACGCGTTCTTGTCGAACAACCTGAACACACGTTCCAATTCCTCGCGACTGGCGAAATCGGTAAGTTCCGATTCATCAATACCATACGCGGTTGCCTCGGCTTTCAATTCGTCGTCCATCCAGGACGCTTCATCGTCGCCGGTATCCTCGCCTTGGTCATCGACCGTGGCGGTATCATCACTGCCGGAATTTGTCTCGGCAGGTGTTTCTTTGTCCGGTGGTTTCTCGGACGATGTTTCTGTCGGTGCTTCTTTGCCGGCGTGTTCGGAAGTGATTTGCGCATCGCTCTTTTTGTCGGGCTCGCCGGCGCGTTCCGCTTTCACTTCATCAACCACCTGATCCACATACGCGGTGACGTCTTCCTTTGTGGAATCGGCAGTTAACTCGGTCATTTCTGCAACTGTCATATCGTTTCCCCATAGGAACCATCGTTATCAACCAACCCGCGATTGGCAAGGAATTCTTTCCTGCCCCGGCGACTGGTGAATCGAATTTGCCCGTTGTTCAGTACCGCTGCCCCTTGAATGTTGTGGCGGCGAATCATTTCCCTCGTCTCCGAAACTTGGCTTTTCATCACTCCGCACCCGTCAGAAATCAGCGGGTCGTGCTCGGAGTACGTGTCCGTAACCATTGGCGCACTGTCCAACCAGTCGGGTCTTGAACCAGCACAGAATTCATCTTTGCTGACCGTCTTACCGTTGAGCTTGTATGTCATGCTGGGCTCCTCTGCATTGCGCTTGCCATCTGTCCATTCACTTGCGGCTTGCCACCCATTAACGACTGAACCGTGGCGCTTGTTCTAGCAGCCTGGGTTCCGCCGGTCGGCACGTTTTTGCGCACGGTTTCTCGTGAAGTCACTGGACTCTGCCGTATCGTGTTCTCGTCGCCACCGAGCATACCAGCAGGCGAAGCAAAGGTTATAAATCGCTTGAACTCTGGACGATTCTTGAGTCGTGCAATTTCCGATACGATTGCCTCTGCATCCAGTGACGCCCCAGACGCCTGGAACATCGGCCAAAGAGGTGCAATTTCTCGCAAGACCTGGAACAGCTCTTGTAGTTTCTGTTCTGGCGTCTTGAACACCATCGAGTACGGTTCGACGCGAAAGTCGTAATCCTCAAACTCGCCAATTCGGTTTTCAGGGGTCCAATTAGCAGGAATTTGGATGCCGCTATTCCCAACAGGAATGGATGAATTGATTTCAAGCGTCTGATCCTCCCACATTAAGTGACCAAGATCCAAGATGCAGTCTGACGCGAACGACACGACGGCCTGTCGCATATCAGCCACATTGCGCGACAACTGACCGTGAATTAACTCCTCTTGACCAAGGGTTGCGGATTGTGCTCCAAGACCGCCCATTGCCTGCAAATTCCCGCCCATGCGGTCGAACACGTCTTGAATGTACGTGGTAAGCGCCATATCTCTCTGGTCGATGCCGCCAGATTCAAACTGCTTGATTTGCTCAGGACTCTTTCCTCGATACCACCCGTTACGCTTTGACTTACGCAATTCCTCTGCATCGTCTTCCATGCCTGGTGGATAGACCTGCACCACACGATGGGCGTCTGAATCATCTTCCATGCGGCTGAACAGGCGATTCTGAAGTTTGTGCATTCCGATGAGATTGATGGCCGGCGAGGTGGGAATGATTCTGTCGGGAGTGTCGCCAAGGGACAGGAACTTGTATGGGCCTGCTTGGGAGCCTTCCCAGTCCCATTCTATCAATGGCGGAAGATCCTGGTCGCACGCCATCGTGGCGACAGACTTGTTTTCAGCAAGCCACACGTCCTGAATCCAAATCATATCCTTCAGGTCATCGTCTTCGGCTGAAGCGGTTCCAATATCACGCGCTGCACCGACGCCGTCGAACGCCTCGCGGCTGGTTGGTTTCAGCTTGTCCTTGACCTTCTTGTCATAACCAGGTTCGTCCATGACCTTTTCGTAGTCGGCTCTGTAGCGATGCCCGCAGTAACGCATCTTCGTCAACTCTTTGGCGGGCATATCGAGAATAAGGTCATCCAGCGAGACGCGGTTCAACCACGGTTCGCCTGGATCAAGCCACACATCCTCTTCCGACTCCAGGAGACCATGAAATCTTGTGTCGGTGTCGCGCATCATCACAACACCACACCCGATACAGAAGAAAGCGTCCAGGACGATCGACCTGAACGTCTTATCGAGTTCCATGTCTCCGATCAGCTTGTTGAGATTGACCTCGAACCTGCGAGCGAATGGGATGTTGTCGAGAGATGGAGTCGAGACGAGAACTTGCGGATTATTCGCGGAAAGAGCTATCGTGTAGATGCGAGCCGTCTGATTCATCAGGTTGACGAGAACCTTTTCGTCAGACGCATCCTCGCTGTACCACGAACCGCAGTATTGTTTGATGAGATACTTGCGGATACGACGAAACGGCTCAAGAGCCTCGCGCGACGACTTGATTGCCTTCATCAGTCGTCCGCGTTTTTCGCCGTCGTTGAGATCGATCATCGCAATACCTAAAGAGGTAGTCTTTGCGTATGATCGGGTTTTGGCTCCGAATCCAGTTGGCGTGCTTCAGAGACGTTATGTCTCAGGCTGTTTTGGTTTTCTTTGGACCAATTTCCGCTGTCTTCGCTTTCGCATATATGATGTTCAGCGCCGCTTGCGTTGACTTCATCATGTCAACCGCTGACAGGTTAGGCCGAACCCTGCCCAACACGATACCAATTTCTTCGTCCATCTCGTCCGTTGGTTTTGGCAACGACAAGTATAGCGCCTTCGCCTGCATCAGGTTTAGCACTGCTTGTGTGACTTTTGGCATGTCGTCAGGAGTCACACCTGTTGTTATCTTCCCCTTCGCTGCCTTCAACGCGTCCTCAATCTTCTCTTCCATCGGGTTCTATCTCCGAAAGTTTAAGTTCTTCCTCTAATTCGTCTACCATTTCCATGGCGCATTCAAGACGAATCTGACTCAACGGAAGGTGCGACTGCTTACGACGAGCAATCTCCACTCTCCGATTCAAGTCATTCTGACTCTTCTGCTGTGCTTCAGCTAGGTTGAATGTCGCCATCGGGTTCTATCTCCGAAGTAATGGCTCCAATTCCCTCGAAATACGCCTGTGCGACATCGTGGCACTGTTTCGCCATGTCCATGAAGTCCGTTAGGTCGCAGTCATCGCTGGCAAGACGTTCCGTCGCTATCTTGAGATACATAGTCATCGACATCTGCTCGATGGCTTGCTTTTGCTGCATCTTCCGAGCAATATCTGGATCTAGGCCAATCCCATTTGGAGGCTGACCCGGCTGCTGGCCAACCATTGGAGCCCTTTGGCGAATCCCCGGCGGTTGTCTTGGAACGCTCTTCATTGCAACGTATCGTTCAAGAGTTCACGTATCCCAAAAGATGGACTGTTTGACTTCAAGCTACGCTGTTCCTGCTGCTCTCGCCACAGAAAACTACCGTATTGGGGTGTAGTATCACCCCGTTTTCCATCTATGTCAAGCCTTTGTGTCGTGTTGTCATTCGCAAATACCAGCCAACAACCCCCGCCAGCAATGGCCCGATCCGCGTGATTCCGCTCCGTCACACCCTTGTTTCTTGTCGGAGTATGGACGATTTTGTTCCCGTCCCACTCGTACTCCCCGCACTCCGTTATCATGTCTTCCGACCGTGGGATGTACTCGTTCATCTCCATCGCAAGGGCCATCTGTTCGAACATGTCGGACTTGTCGGCATCCTGACATGGCCAGCCAACCTTGCGGCTTGCCTTACGGTTTCCAATTTGTGGCACGTCGCGGAAGAACACGTTTCCGTAATAGAGAACCTCAGTCACCTCCTTGGCGAACCCACCAGATACGCCGGATGACTCCCATCCCAACATCGCGTTCCGAAGCCACAGACACATCCCAACCACCCTGCGAGCAAATGGCCGAGGTTCCAGCCCCTTGATAG